GTGCTGGCGTGAAGGTGTGCTGCGAGATCCGCCGCGAGCCGCACTACCGCTCCGATGCCTTCCGCAAGGGCCTGAAGCGCATCGGCGGCAAGTTCGTCGACGAGCGCGACTGCGACGTGCTGGTGATCTGGAACCGCTACGGCGGCTTTCGCCACACGGCCGACAACTGCGAACGCCGCGGCGGCACGGTGCTGGTCGCGGAGAACGGCTATCTCGGTGTCGAGTGGCTGAATGATCGGTGGTATGCCCTATCCAAGGGCCAGCACAACGGCGCAGGGCAGTGGCCCGCCGGCGGGCCTGAGCGATGGGATGCCCTGGGCGTCGATCTCGCCCCGTGGCGGCTGTGGGGCCGCGAGGTGGTGCTGCTGCCCCAGCGCGGCATCGGCCCGCCAGGGGTAGCCATGCCGGGCAGCTGGTCTCGGGATGCCACGCATAAGATCGGCAACCGCTGGCCGGTGCGCATCCGGACGCACCCGGGCACCAAACCGGCCAAGCCGCTGGATCAGGATCTGCGCGATGCCGCGGCAGTGGCGACCTGGGGCAGTGGTGCGGCATTGAAGTCGCTGATGCTGGGTGTCCCGGTGTTCTACGACTTTCCGCAATGGATTGGTGCGCGGGCGGGCGTATCACTGGACTGTGCCATCAAGGCGCCGCTGCGCTGCGATGCGTCGCGCCTCGCCATGTTTCGCCGGCTCGCGTGGGCGCAGTGGCGGCTGTCCGAAATCGAATCAGGCGAAGCGTTCGACAGGTTGCTGAATGGGTAAGCGGATCCTCGTCACCGGCACCGGCCGCTCCGGCAGCTGGAAGATCCGCGGCGAACAGCTCGGCGAGGCGATCGGGGCTGATGTGCTGCCGCGTGTCGGGTATGAGGACTGCTCGGCCGCTGAGCTGATCGTCATCGTGAAGCGGGCGCCGCCGGAGACGCTTGACTTGGTGCGCCGATCCGGCCGCCCGTGGGTGTGGGACGTGGTCGATGCGTGGCCACAACGCCCGGGGCATCCGTTGGCAGAGCGCGAGGCGCGCCGCTGGCTGAAGAACAGCCTGCTGCAGCTGCAGCCATCGGCGGTGGTCTGGCCCACGCAGCGCATGCAGGCCGATGCCCGCTGGAGCGGCCCGCAGCTGGTGCTGCCGCACCATGCATGGCCGCGCTACACCACGCAGCCGCTGAACGACCAGATACGCGTGGTGGGCTACGAAGGGGCGGCGCACTACCTCGGGCGCTGGCGTGCGGTGCTCGAGCAGGAATGCGCGCTGCGCGGCTGGCGCTTCGAGGCAAACGGCGACCTGCAGCAGGCCGACATTGGCGTCGCGCTGCGCGATGGCGGCGGCTACGCGGCGGCGCACTGGAAGTCGAATTGCAAGCTCGCGAACCTGCAGGCGCTCGGCATCCCGGCGCTCTGCTCGCCCGAAAGCGGCTACCAGGAAAGCGCCTGCGGCAGCGAGGTCTGGATCCAGTCGGCCGGCGGCATCGCCGCGGCCTTCGATCAGCTGGATCCCGTGACCGAGCGTCACCGGCTGCGCGGCGCCACGCACGGCGCCCGGGTGGATCTGGCCAGCATCGCCGCCGCCTACCGTGAGTGGCTCGATGGGCTTTGACGCCGAGGTCATCACCAACGGCGAGCAGTCCAAGACGGCGCGCACGCTGCTGCGCGGGCTGATCGACGGCGCCCGCCCGGCCAGCGTCAAGGTCACGGTCACGGAGCGCTACACCGGCGCCGCGCCCTGGCTTGTGCTGTGGGGCGTGGGACGTGCGGAGTTCCTGGCGGCGCGCGCGAAGCATCTCGCAAGCGGTGGCCGGGTGATCCACTGGGACATGGGCTACATCGGGCGCGGCAAGGTCGACGCGCACTGCCGGGTGTGCATTGACGATGACCATCCCTGGCGCTGGTTCGACCGCACCCCGTCCGACCCGTCCCGGCTGGCCGCGTTCGACGTCCGCTTGCGCGAAGACGCCGACCCGCACGGGCGCGTGGTCGTGGCATGCCTCGGCCCCAAGTCCGTCGCCATGCTCGGCGCGCAGCGCTGGAATGACATGGCAGTGAAGCGGCTGCATCAGCGCTTCCCCGGTGTGGAGATCCTCCGCCGGGAAAAGCCGTCGAGCCGGTATGCCCATGTCACGCCGATCGAGCAGCTGCTCCGCGGCGCCCGGTTGCTGGTGTGCCGGCACAGCAACTGCGCCATCGACGCGGCCATCGCCGGCGTCCCGTTCGAGTGCGAGGACGGCGCCGCCTACTGGCTGGCGCAGCGCGACTTCACGCCGGAGAACCGCCGCGACTTCCTGCGGCGGCTCTGCTGGTGGCAATGGCGCCATGACGAGGCGCCGCAAGCGTGGGCATTCATCAAGGAGATGCTGTGCGACTGAACATCGGCTGCGGCCGTCACGTGCTGGACGGCTGGACGAACATCGATGTGCAGCGCTCGCCGCTGGCCAGGCGCCCGCCGGAGATCCTGTGCGATGCGCGCGAGATCCCGCTGCCCGGGGAGTGCGCCGACGAGATCCAGGCCATCCACCTGTGGGAACACTTCTACCTGTGGGAGTGCGATGCCCTGCTCGCGGAATGGCGGCGCCTGCTCAAGCCCGGCGGCACGCTCGTGCTCGAGCTGCCCAACCTGGTGAAGTGCGCGCAGAACATCGTCGATGACCGCATGAAGGGCGGCAAGGACGTGGACCAGCTCGGCATGTGGGGTCTCTACGGCGACCCGCGCGAAAAGGATCCGTACATGTGCCACCGCTGGGCATGGTCGCCCAAGACGCTGCGCCGGTTCCTCCAGGAGCGCGGCTTTCGCGACGCGCGCGAGCACCCGACGCAGTGGCACCCGGCCGGGCGCGAGCACCGCGACATGCGCATCGAGGCGATCAAGGCATGACGCTGCGCGTCTACATCGGCTACGACCCGCGCGAGGCCGGCGCCTACTGCGTGGCGGTGTCCTCGCTGCGCCGCCGCGCCAGTGGCGATGTGATGATCACGCCGCTCGTGCTCGATCGCTTACGCGCGCAAGGCCTGCTCACGCGCCCGGTGGATGCGCGCGGCCAGATGTACGACGTGCATAGCCAGGCGCCGCAGGCCACCGAGTTCGCGGTCTCGCGCTTCCTGGTGCCGCTGCTGGCGCAGACCGGACCGGCGCTGTTCATCGACTGCGACATGCTGTTCCAGGCCGACGTCGCCGAGCTGTTCGCGCTCTATGACCCGCGCTACGCCGTGCAGGTGGTGCAGCACGAGCACCGCCCGCAGCGCCAGACCAAGATGGATGGTGCGGCGCAGACGCTGTACCGGCGTAAGAACTGGTCGAGCGTGATGCTGTGGAACTGCGACCACCCGGGCAACCGCCGGCTGAGCCTGTGGGACATCAACCACCGCCCGGGCCGCGATCTGCACGCGCTGTACTGGCTGGCCGATGCCGAGATCGGCGCGCTGCCGCCCGCGTGGAACTGGCTGGTCGGCGACCAGGCGAAGCCGGTCGACGTGAAGCTCGCCCACTACACCAACGGGGGGCCGTGGTTTCCGAACTGGGTGCCGAGCTTTCACGACGACCTGTGGTTGGAGGAATCGCGCCGTGGCGATTGAATCGTTCCGGGTCGAAGGGCTGGCCGGCGTGCTCGATACGCTGAAGCAACTGCCGCCCGAGCTGGTCAGCAAGAATGGCGGGCCGGTGCGCACGGCGCTGCGCAAGGCTGCCGTGCTGATCCAGAAACAGGCGCAGGCGAATGTGCAGTCGATCATGGATACGCCCAACGCCGGCGGCATGCCGGCGGAATCCACGGGCCTGCTGCTGAAGAACATCATCACGCAGCGCATCAAGCCGCCGCGCGGGCAGAATGGCGAGCGCTTCATGGTGCGGGTACGCAAGAAGCGCTACGACGGCGGCGCCGACTGGAAGCCGCGCAACACCGCCCAGATTGGCGCGCTGCTCGAGCAAGGCACCGAAACCCGCCAGGCCATGCCCTGGATGCGTCCGGCCTTCGAGTCGAAAAAGGCCGAAGCCGTGGCAGTGTTCGAGCGCGAGCTCCCGGCCGCGATCGACCGCATCGTCAAGAAGCTCGCCAAGCAGAACGGGGTCGCCTGATGTATCCGCCCATCTACGCGCTGCTCAGCGCTGACAGCCAGGTCTCGCCCTGGGTGGGCACGCGGATCTACCCGCACGGCAAGGCGCCGCAGCGCGTCACTGCGCCTTACGTCACGTGGGACGTGATGGGAGGCGCGCCCGACAACACGCTCGGCGAGGCGCCACTCTCGGATTCCTACGTGGTGCGCGTGCGCCTGTGGTCCGAGCACGGCGATGCGGTGGATGTGTTCGCCATCGGCGC